CCAGTAGATCTGGATAAGGTACTTGGAAGACCGACAGGGCAGGGCTTTGGTGCTGCTCGTAAAGGACCAAGTGTACAAGGACCAATAGAAGCTGTAAGCGATGAGAAGTATCCTCAAGGTAAGTCTTTTAAGATGGATAAAGCAAACCGTGTAGGTAATTATGCTCAGACAGGAGATTAAAAATGTCAGCAAAAAGTAAAATTAGTAGTAAAATATTACCCGGTGGTGGTACTAAAGCTAGTAAAGCTGCTGATATTAGTAAACAAGTTATACAAATTTTAAAAAAGAATCCTAGTCTTCAGCCAATAGTTAAAAAAAGAGCTTTAAAGAAAACTGAAAATAGTACTTTAACTAGAGTAGCTAATAAAAATAATATTGATAGAGCAGTTTTAAAAAGTGAAGGAAAAAAAATAATGAATGCAGGAGGGCCAGAACAAGTGGAAAGGGCTGCTGGTGCTGGAAAATTTAAACCTGATCCTAATTATAAAGCACCTAAACCTATATCTGATAAAGGTAGTACAAAAGGTTTAACTAAAGCAGAAAAAAGAGAAAGGGCTGCATTACTAAGACAAATAGAAAAAGAAGGAGCAACAGAACAAGCTCATGGTGCTGGAAAAAAAATAGAACAAACTGTTAGAGGAAAAAGACCGGGATTAGGGCGTCCAGATATTATTGAATCTCCTTCTGGTAGATTAAAATCTAAACAAAAAGTAGATCAAACTGGGTGGACTAAAGGTGAAAAGTTTAAGCAAAAATTACAACCTCATGCTGATCCAGCAGATGTTGTTTATGGTCAAATGACCGGACAAGAACTGACTAGAAGTCATGCAGAAGATATTAAAGATTTAATTAAAAGTGGTGATCTAAATGTAAAAAAATATGGTGGTAAAGTTAAACGTAACATGGGTGGACCTGTACGTGGAGTAGGAGCAGCTACCAGAGGATTTGGTAAAGCTAAATATTCTAGTAAACTTTATTAATGCAAAGATTAAAACAGTATATTGAAAAGAAAAATCTCTTAAAGAAATTTAAAGAGAGTATAAAAATAAAAGAAGATGACTTTACACTGATTGATTATAGTGTTATAAAACCAGTTAAAAAAGATTATCCAAACTGGGAGATGTACTGGAAAGATAGTTGTAAATATTTACAATTAAAATATCAATATACTTATGGAAGTAAATGGAGAGAGTAAATGAAAACAAAAGTTAAAGATGTAAAAACTGGTAAGATTCTGGAAGTCGCAGATCCTGAGAAGTTTATGGAACATCGTGAAGCTGTCTTAGTAGATGGTAAAGCAGAAGCTCCTAAAGAAGAAATAGTTGAAGAAGAGGAAGTAGTTGAAGAAGAAGCTGCTCCAGAAGAGGAAGAAGACTCTGAGTAAGTGTCAAAATTGTGGACACGATTCTCATTGTGGAAATCCTCTAACTAAAACTGTTGATCAGGTTATATCTGGTGGTAATGATACTAAGGTAGAAATCTGTAAAACTTGTAGGTGTGATACATGTACACCTAAGACTGATTGGGGTTAAAATGGTTGTAGGAGCATTAGTAAAAGGTCTTTCTAAAGTAGTTAAATCTAAAAAAGTTAAACCTAAAAGAAAATATTTAAAAAGAACAGTAACTCCTAAAGGTTATAATAATCCGGGTATAGATAAATATGGTGATCCTATACGAGATGAATATGGTAGACCTATTAAAGTTAAACCAAAAAAAAGAAGTAAGGCTTGGTTTAAAAAAATGAAGAAAAGACACAAAGAAATTGAAAAACGACAAAAAGAAATACAGGATCAAAAAAATTTTGAAATGCTATATAGTCCTGAAGAACGTAAAAAGATTAAATTAGTTAATGGAAAAGTAGTTAAAAAAAATAAAGGTGGACCTGTACGTGGTGTAGGAAAAGCTTTACAAGGTTTTGGAAATGCAACATATTCTAAAAAATTATATTAGGAAATAGAACATAATGGCTACATCAGGTACATATAACTTCAACTTAGATATAGATGAAGTAATTCAAGAAGCAACAGAAATGATTGGGGGAGAAGATACTCTTGGTCATGAACCTGCTTCTGCAAGACGTTCTATTAACCTTATGCTGAAGGATTGGCAGAATAGGGGCATACTCCTATGGACAACTCATACAAGTTCAATAACTCTTTCAACAAGTGTAACTTCTTATGACTTAGCCAGTAGCACAATTAATGCTATAGAAGTTGTACATAGTAGAGATAATACAGATATACAGCTTACTCGTATTACTCCTGAAGAATATTTAATTATCCCTGCACCTACACAGACAGGTCGGCCTACTCAATATAGTATTAAAAGAAATAGAGATAATCCTACACTATCTCTTTGGCCTATACCTGAGAACTCTACTGATAAAATAAAGGTAGAAGTTATTAGTGAAATGCAAGATGTTAATAAATCTGCTGGACAAAATGCAGATCTTCCTAAAAGATTTTTACCATCTTTAACTTGTGGACTTGCTTATTATATGTCAATGAAACGTCCAAATGTAGCAGATACACGAATAGCAATGTTAAAACAGAATTATGAGGATATGTTACGTAGGGCAATGGAAGAAGACAGAGAACGAGCTTCTATGTATCTTTTGCCTAGACTAACATTTTATAACTAATGGCAACGAATATTAAAACAAAAGCAATGTGTGATATATGTGGTTTCGTTTATAACCACAATGTTATGAGACTAAATAGTTATGGTCTTTTAGTTTGTCCTGAAGATTTTGAAGGACAGTATGATTTAAAGAATAGCCCTTTAAATAAAGTACCAAATGTTAGGGATAATCCTAGAGTTAGAAATCCAAGACCTGATACAGGTGGTAGAGGAATAACATGGGATGAATATGCAAAATGGATTACAACGATGGTTGATACGCAAGGGAACTTAGTTAATGAATCAAATGATACACATTGGCAACTTGCAGATAAAACATGGGTAGCAATATGACAGATTTTACAGGAAAACTTATATCTAATACATATAAATCAGTGCTTGCTATCAATGCAAGTACAACAGGTTCTGGTGTTTCAACTTCATTAGTTCCTATTCAGACAGGAGATGGAACTAATACAGCTATAAAAGTAGCTACAGATAAAGCACAAATACATGGAAGTCTAGGTGTATCAGGAAATTTATCGGTAAAGGATGCAGTTTGTGCTTCAACTTATTATGGTGATGGATCAAATCTCTCAGGACTTACAGCCTCTATTGGTGGAAGTATATCAGTAGGTAATGCTCTGATAGATGGGGTAGTTACAATTACAGGTAATACAGTCTTTGAAGCAGATGTCTCCGTCAGTGGGGATCTTGATGTAGCAACGAATGCATCTATAGGTGGGACTCTGGTTAATACAGGAGCAGCCACATTCAGTTCTACTGTTACGGTAGTTGGTGCAGGAACTTTTAAAGATGATGTATCAGTAAGTGGTAATGCAGCTATTAAGGGAAATGTATCCGTAAGTGGTAATACTTCTCTACATGGTACACTTGATGTAACTGGAGCAGGAACATTCAATGCTAAAACAGAATTTAATGATGACGTATCAGTTAGTGGAAACTTAGATGTAACAGGTAATGTATCTGTAGCAGGAACAGCCGTATTCAATAGTAATGTTTCAGTCAGTGCTAATATAAATGTAAACGGTAATGTAACAGCCACTTATTACTATGGTGATGGTTCTAATTTAACTAATGTAGAAGCTGAGTTAGGAACAGCTACAAATATATCTGTTGAAGGATTTATTCATGCAGGTGGAAGTGTCTCTGTTAGTGGACCCTTCAATGTTGTAGGAGCAGCTACATTTAAAGATGACGTATCCGTAAGTGGTAATACTAATCTTACAGGAACAGTTACAGTAGGAGGAGCAGTAAGTCTTGGATCAACACTAGATGTTAATAGTAATGTATCCATTGGTGGGACTGCTCAAATAACAGGTAATGCAAACTTTGATGGAGATGTCTCAGTCAGTGGTGACGTATCCATAGGAACTAATCTCTATGTAGGTGGCACTGTCACGATTGTAGGTAATACGACTATAACAGGTGATCTAGGAGTTGGGGGTGCTATGAGAGTAAGCACAAACGCTTCAGTAGCTGGCACACTGGATGTAGGTGGTAATGTTTCTATGGGTGGAAACGTCAGTATTAAAGGTGATGTCCATGTAAGCAGTAAGGTATGTGCTTCAGCGTTTTACGGAGACGGTTCTAATATAACAGGTATACCAATTACAGGTAATATATCAGTTAATAATGCTACA